AACTTCTCATGGAGAAGTATCCAGAAGACGAGATTATTTTTGCCAATGGAGGAGACCGGGTAGAGGATACAACACCGGAGCATAAAAGATTTAGCAGTAAAGATAGATTATCTTTTGCTTATAATGTAGGTGATGAAAAGAAATATGGATCCCGTGATTTTCTCGCTTCTTGGGTAAACAATAAAGAAGAACGTCCTTGGGGATATTTTAAAATACTTTATAGAGATGATGGTGTTAAAGTTAAAGAGATAGTTATAGCACCTGGTAAGTCTATGTCTTTTCAAAAGCATAATTTAAGAAGTGAACTTTGGTTTGTAACAAAAGGAAAACTTGCAAACGACCATTTACATCCTGAAGATGAAAGATTAATTACACAATCCTTTATACAAAAACATGAATTCAAAAACACTAAAGTTGGTGAATGGCATCAGTTAAATAATACTAGCACAGAAGAAGTTAAGTTAATCGAAATACAGTACGGTGAACAATGTACTGAGGAAGATATAGAACGTAGAGATGTCTAATAGTATTAGAACAAAACAATGTAAACACGGAAGATTTTCTTACTTTACTAATGATATTATTATTGGACAAAGTTTAGAATTATATGGTGAATACTGTGAACAAGAATTTATGGTTATTAGCCATTTAGTTAATCCTACAGATTATATTTTAGACATTGGTGCAAACATAGGATTACATACGGTTTGGTTTGCCAAACACGCATTTCAAGGACACGTTAGTTCATTCGAACCTAACGAATTTAACAGACAGTTATTAATACAAAACTTAAGACAAAACCATTGTATGAATGCAGAAGTTTATACAAATGTTGTTGGTGATAGAACTGGTACTTGTTTTATTAGTTCTTATAGTCCACATATTCCAGGAAACTATGGAGAGTGTAGTGTTCTTAAAAAAGGCAAAGGCGCCTATCATGCCGCACAAATGGTTCGTATAGATCAACTAAATCCAGTTAAATGTGACTTTATTAAAATAGATGTTGAAGGTTATGAACCACAAGTTATAACAGGTGCAATAGAAACTATTAAAAAATTTAAACCTAGTATGCTTGTAGAAGTAAATGATAATCAAGAACACATTAAATATATATGGAATACATTACGTCCTTTGGATTATCTTATGTGGTGGCTTCCTGTAAGAAATTATAATCCTGCCAATTATGCTGGTAACAAACAAAATGTATTTTTAGATAGCGGTGTAATTAATCTAGTAGTAGCACACAAAAGCAAAGCAAAACTTGAATTTTTAGATACTGCTCTTAACGCCGTAAAAGGCCCAGACGATAGTTATTCAAAAGCACATCAAAGACTACATAAACGTTGACAAACTCATTAATTGATTGTATAGTATATACATAAATTAGGAGAATTGACATGGTTAGCAAGTACGTTGTAAGATATATAGTAGGTGATGATCCTCGTAGCCAAGAAGCAATACTTTTGGCACAAAATAAGGAAGAAGCAACTAAACAGTTAGTTTCAGATTTAGAAGATATAGTTGACTATGTAAAAGTTATCAAAGTCACTGATAAAGCACAATCACAAGAAAATACAGAATCTTTTTTTAAATATTAGTAAAAAAGTTAAGAAAATTTTAAAAGCCTTGAATTACAAGGCTTTTTTTATGGGCAAAAAGGTTGACAGATCCTATGTTTATGCTATTATAAATTATAGTTAAAAACAGGAGAAAACAATATGAATGATGCACTTAAACAAGCAGTTGATACAGTAATTGCAACAATGAAGCAAGACTATATTAATTGGTCAACTGCAAATGGTAAAAAGCCATTAAGCGGTTATCATCAAGAAGTTGTTGATAATTGGAACATTGAAATCCACGAAGGTCAAAAGTATATTAAACTTGTTAAGAAAGACCACAAAAGTTCATTTGGTGGTGGTAGTGTTAACGGGTTTATTGTAAAGAAAGCAACAAAAGGTTTTGTAGAAGGCGATATGCTTAAAGCCGCTGGTTACAATGCACCTGCAACAAACTTTGCTCGTGGTAATGTTTTTGAAGATGCACACAATGGAACTATTGCTCGTTGGACAGGAATTGCTTAATGGAAAAGCAAGAGTTTATTGCTAAAGCAAAAGAATTTGCCCGAGAGGCACACAGTGGACAAGTCCGTAAATATACGGGCTTGCCTTATACAACTCATACAGAAGAAGTAGCACAAATTGTAGATAATTACAACGGCAGTAAAGAAATGATTGCCGCGGCATTACTGCATGATACAGTAGAAGATACTTCTGTAACTATTCAAGATATTGAAAAAGAATTTGGTTCAGGAACTGCTATGTTGGTTAAATGGCTAACAGATACTAGTCGTCCTGAAGATGGAAACCGTGCAATCCGAAAGGGTATTGACCGTGAACGTTTAAGTCAAGCACCTGCGGCGGCACAACTTATAAAAGCCGCTGATATGATTAGTAACGGTAAAGATATTAAGCAACATGATCCTAGTTTCGCAAAAGTTTATATTGAAGAAATGAAGTTATTGCTAGATGCAATGACTAAAATTCAGTCAATGGATATATACAAAGAAGCAAAGGCGGTAGTAGATGGATGAAATAAAACAGGTTACTGTTATCTGCACTGATACTGACAAAGTCTTTGAAGGTGAAATTATACGAGAAGGAAAAGATACACTTCGGGTAGTGATGGAAGGATATCCTATTAACTTTGAAAAGTATAATAACAAAGGACTATATGTAGCAAATTATCAGGGCATGGAATTTACCATACAGATGTAATGAAGTTAGACTTACACGGAAAAACAATACACGAAGCATGGCGAACGTTTAAGGATCATACTGAAATATGTAGGTTAAACGGTATTCGTAAATTTGTGGTTGTAACAGGATATGGCAAAATATACGAAGAATTACCCAAATGGACAGACAGTATTTCATGCATTTCTGAGGTGCAATCCATGGCTCCCAACTTTGGATGCTATAAAATAGTGCTAAAAAGACCAAAAAAAGATTATAAAGTTGAAATATCCTCAAAAAACCCAGCAAAATCAAGGCTTAATTTATCTCCTTTATTGCAAAAATATGGTAAAAAAGGTTGACAGATCCTGTAATGGTGCTATTATAAAATAGTAAGTTAAACAAATAAGGAGATATAGAAAATGGCATATATTAATAAAGAAGACGTTAAAGCAATTAGAAACGAACTTAAGAAGCAATATCCAAATATTAAATTTAGTGTTAGAAAAGATCATAGTTCAAGTGTACAAATTACACTAGTTTCTGGTGACATTGACTTTTATGATGGTTCAATGGACACATTTGACAAGTATAGTCAAACAATGAGAAAGTTTGATGGTTCTGCACAAGTTAATCAATACCATACAGATTTCTATGGAATCCACAAAGAGTTGTTTGACAACATTTATGAAATTGCCAAAACTGCTCCAATTGGTGGCGAAGGTTACCACAAGCAAAAAGGTTGGTTTGATGAGTCTGATTCAATGACAGATTATTTCTATACTGCATATTATATCAATATTAGTGTTGGTAGTTGGGATAAGAAATATGAAGTTACTAAACAAAAGGTGGCGGCATAAGTAATAGGTTGACAATATATCAATCGATGTTAATATTAAACAATAAACGAATAACTAACGAATAGGAGAAACATAAATGAATAGTTACGTTTTAGTAAAAGAAGGTTCCTACAGGAACCAAGCAGTTAAAAACAAAGTCTTCCCATTAATTAAAAATGTACAAGACAGTAAAACTGGAATGTTTGTTACTGTAGATGGTACTGAAGGCTTTGATAATCCAAAAATAAGAATCAAAGTTAAGTCCCCAACAGATGTTACATTTGTTGATAGGAGTGAGTATGCTAGTCAAGTAGAAGCAAGTACTCCTAAAGAAAGTTCTAAACTTTCTGCAAAGGACGAAAAAAGAATCGAAGAAATAGGGCAAAGGTTCGAGATACTAGATGAAATGACTACTGCTCTTAAAAACGGTGACGTTAGAGCAATGATTGTTACAGGACCTCCAGGTGTTGGTAAGTCCTATGGTGTTGAAACTACACTTGAAGAACAAAGTGGTTTTGATGACCTTGCTGGTAATAGAAAGTTTGAATTTGTAAAAGGTGCAATGACAGCCTTAGGGCTTTATGCAAAACTATATGAGTTTTCAAATGCAGGTAACGTAGTTGTGTTTGATGACTGTGATAGTGTATTGCTAGATGATTTGGCACTTAATATATTGAAGGCGGCACTTGATAGTGGTGCTAGACGTAAAATATATTGGAATGCCGATTCTGCCAAATTGAGAGCAGAAGGTATACCTAACAGTTTTGACTTTAAAGGCAGTGTTGCATTTATAACTAATATTAAATTCGACCATGTTAAGTCTAAGAAGTTGAAAGACCATTTAGATGCATTGATGTCAAGATGTCATTACATTGATTTGACACTTGATACTGAAAGAGACAAGTATCTAAGGATCCAACAGATAGCAAGAAAAGGTGACTTGTTTGCTAATTACAAAGGCTTCTCTGAAGAAGATAAAACTGAAATACTTGAGTTTATGTTCCAAAAGAGAAAGTTCTTAAGAGAGATGAGTTTGAGAATGGCTCTTAAGATAGCAGACTTGAAAAAGTTAAATGCTACAAATTGGAAAGTACTAGCCGAAAATACTTGTATGAGGAGAGGCTAACAAAAATTACAATGGCCCTTCGGGGCCATTACTTTAGCCGAGATGAAAAATGCACAAGCCAGAAGATTTAGAATATTGTTTGAAGGTAGCGATTGGTATAATCACTAGCCCAATTCCACCTAGACACATTAGTAAGCCTATTAGTTTAGCAAATTATGATGTTGGGTTTGTTAATAATGCAGTTCGTAGTATTAACAAAAATGAAGGACTCAGCGATAGGCAACGAGAACTTACAATTAAATTAGTATCCAAATACACTAGACAATTCAAACGTTTGGGTATTGATGTATCTGATATAGTACAAAATCCAGTTTTTAGTAGTCCTCTACGACAAGTTGACAGGACTAGGTTTATAGATATTGTTGATGACAAAATAACAATTAAGTTTCCTTATAACAAAGAAATGATTAGAGAGTTTACTGCTCTAAGTAAAAAATTAAGATCTATGAAAACAATTTTTAACAAAGAAGATAAACGTTATACAACAGATTATAACGAATATAATTTAATGGCTATCTTCAATTGGTCCGCAAAACATAAATTTGATTATGCTGATAAGTTTATGGACATTCAAAAGAAATGTAAAAATATCTTACATAGTAGAGAGAACTATGCAATTCAACTAGTCGTGAATAACGATAATTGTATTTTAAATAATGCACCAATTAGTTTACAAGATTGGTGGTCAGATAATATGAACAAAAAGGATAGAATGTTTCAAATTGTTACTGCCGCAAATCAAAATATAGATATTGTAAATAAGAGTACTGACTTAAAGTTAAGTAATGTAGGTACTCAAATACTTCAGTCTAGAGGTGGTAAATTTGATTGGGTAAATACTACACCAGAAGAAATATATAATTCAGCAGTTAACGAATTCAACTTTAAACGTATTGCATTCGTAATAGATGGTAGAACTATAACAGAAGACCTTGCCCAAAAACTTCAAAATATGGTGTCTAAACTGGGCAAAGACGTCTGTACAGTACAATTGAAGAACAATAAACACTTGTTTAAGGCTAATAAATCGTTGACTTCTAATACTAAATTCGCTATAATAGATAGTGTACAAAGGTATTCAAATCCAAGAGTAAACCATGATTGGAGACCTGACTTTATTATTAGTACAAATACCATAAGCAAGTACAGACAGTATGGATTCAACATTGTTGGCGGACAGTCTGGTGTGCAGTTTCATTCTGAAGCATGGATTTGTTACTATACATATGGACAAGATTTAGGAAACAATAGTGCCAAAGGCAAAATTATTAATTAAAGATGAAGTTAATGTATCTATAAAAGGACTAGAACTTGACGCCAGAAGGCGTTTGCTTAATATGTTTAAGTATGAAGTTCCTTATGCAAGATATCTTCCAGCAGTTAGATTAGGTAGATGGGACGGCAAAGTTAGTTACTTTCAGTTAGGCGGTAGCACATATATAAATCTTCTTCCACAGATTATTCCTGTGTTAGATGAAATGAAATATGAAATTGATGTTGACGACCAAAGAGAATACAATACTAAATTTGAATTTACAGAAGTAACTGATAAAGCATTTGCACATAAGACATGGCCCAAAGGACATCCTGTTGCAGGAGAGCCTATTGTCTTACGTGATTATCAAGTAGAAATAATAAACAACTTTTTATCTAATCCACAAAGTTTACAAGAAATTGCCACTGGGGCAGGTAAAACTTTAGTGACTGCGGCATTAAGTAGTATAACAGAACAATATGGTAGAAGTATTGTTATTGTACCAAACAAAAGTTTAGTTACACAAACTGAAGAAGATTATATTAATCTTGGATTAGATGTTGGTGTGTTTTATGGTGATAGAAAAGAGTTCGGACATACACATACAATTTGTACTTGGCAAAGTTTGAACATACTACTTAAGAATACAAAGAATCAAGTAGCACCTATAAGCATTGGAGAATTCTTAGAAGGTGTTAATTGTGTTATTGTTGATGAAGTACATATGGCAAAAGCAGATGCATTAAAAAGTTTGTTAACAGGTCCTATGGCAACTATCCCAATTCGTTGGGGACTAACAGGAACTATACCCAAAGAAGATTATGAGTTTATGAGTCTTTTGGTAAGTTTGGGAGAAGTTGTTGGAAAGAAAAGTGCAAGTGAATTACAAGAAGCAGGTGTATTAGCAAACTGCGAAGTAAATGTTGTGCAATTAGTTGACCACGGAGATTATGGAAATTATCAAAGCGAATTAAAATATTTGCTTACAAATGAAAAAAGATTAGATTACTTGTCTACACTAGTTGAAAAAATTGGTGAAGAAGGTAATGTACTTGTATTAGTAGATAGAGTTGAGGCAGGAAAAGAACTTGTAAAAAGAATTGGAGATAAAGCAGTTTTTATTAGTGGAGCAACAAAAGCCACTGATAGAAAAGAACACTATGACGAAGTTGCTAACGTAGATAATAAAATTATTGTAGCAACATATGGTGTAGCGGCAGTGGGTATTAACATACCTAGAATATTTAATCTTGTACTAATTGAACCTGGTAAGAGTTTTGTTAGAGTAATACAAAGTATTGGTAGAGGTATTCGAAAAGCACAGGACAAAGACTTTGTAAAAATATGGGATATAACATCTACTTGCAAATATGCAAAAAGACATTTAACAAAAAGAAAGAACTTTTATAAAGAAGCACAATACCCATTTGTAATAGAAAAAGTACAATGGGATTAACGGAGAAAAAACAACATGGATAAAATGAAGAAACAAACACCACCAGCACAACCAAAACAACCTGGTATGCTTATGTGGGAAGCCGGCATTCAATATTTTAGTGATCCTTTTACATCGGATTCTACAAAGCCGATTATTCAATGGATTATTGAAAAGAATCTAGCACCGAGAAACGAAAGACTAAAAGAACTAACACTAGTGATTAATAGTCCAGGAGGTGATGTACATAGTGCATTTGCTCTTATAGATACAATGAAAGGTAGTGCTATACCCATTAAAACAGTAGGACTTGGTCTAATTGCAAGTTGTGGTATACTTACTTTTATGAGTGGTACTAAAGGCAAAAGAGTCCTAACACCAAATACAAGTATACTTTCACATCAATACAGTTGGGGTTCAGGTGGTAAAGAGCATGAGTTGTTTGCTCGTGTTAGAGAGTTTGAACTTTCAAGTGAACGTATGATTGAACATTATAAAAAATGCACAGGCTTGTCTGAAAAGAAAATCAGAGAAGTTTTACTACCTGCACAAGATGTTTGGTTAAGTGCCAAAGAAGCAGTCAAATATGGCATAGCAGATAAAATCAAAGAGGTATATTAATGCAAATTCTTACATTAGAAAATAAAACTTTTGTAATGAATGATTTGCCTGAAGAAGTAGAAGAATTAAGATTTGCAGTATTAGACAATAGTAATCCAAAAGAACCAGATTATTATTTTATTCCATTAATCTTTTTACAAAGTTTTAATGCACCTGCACTAGTTTTAAAAATAGGTAAACATACAATTCGAATGCCAAGAGATTGGCAGATGCTTATAGGCGAATCAGAAGTTGGAGACTTAGAAGTTGTTCCACTAACAAGTTTAAATGACAGAGGATTCAATGCATTTACATTTAATCCCCGTGGTGATTTTAGACCTGAATTTTATCCTGTAGAAATTGTTGATGTGTATCAGGAAGTAAAATGGTATTTTCCTAAATTAAAACCTGGACACTTATTGGCAGTGCCTTTACGTGAAGGACCAAATCCTCCATGTGCATATTTTGTAGAGGATATTAGTAGAACTTCGGAAATAGTAGATGTCACAAAAATATGGTAAACTAATTATTAAAGATACTGATTACAAATACAGTGTCAAATTGAATTCAGCCGATGAACAACACTGGCTAGAAACACAACGTCCTTTAATAGAAAATGTGGTTGCATTTTTTAATGATAGACAATTGGTAGATAAAGGTGTTAATATAAAGATAGACTGGGACAAAGATAATAATAGATGGTACCATATACAATTTGAGCATATAGATGACGCAAACTTATTTCAAATCACATTCGCGGAGTATTTCTAATGGCAGGTAAACTTCCACTAAACAGAGTACTTGGTGCTATGGATCGTAAACAAAAAGGTTTTTATGATTCGTTGACTGATGAAGAAAAGAAGGCTTTCAGTGCCTTTCTTATGAATCGTTATGCAAGTAGTGTTAAAGGAGATTCTGCATTACAAGAATGGTGGCTAATAGCAACAAATAAAAGAGTAAACACAAACTTCTTTGATTTAAGTAAGCATCCAAAACTACAATGGTTGTTATTAACAACTGCTAGTCCTGGTATGGGTACTGCATATCATGAATGGATCCCTCATAAAAAGAAAGATGCAGTAAATAACAAGATACTTAAAACACTTAAGACATTATATCCATTTGCTAAACAAGATGAACTTGAATTAATGGCAAGTATTAATACTAAAGCAGATATCAAAACACATTTAGAAAACATGGGTTATGATAAAAAAGAAATAAAAGAAATGCTATGAACACTATAACCGGAGATTTATTTTTAATGTGGCCACCTGGTGCAGGTGGTAATTTCATTCTCTCATTATATACTTGGGGCAGTATAGATAAGATTCCAATTAATAATACGCCTACAAATATATTTGATGCACAACCTTTTCCTAGTGTTGCTCAAATAGATACACTTGCAGATAAGGATATACTAGATGACAAGTATGTAATTTGTGCCCACCAAGTAAATGAATATTATATAGAAAATTTTAATTTTGATTTTTATAAAGCATGGACAATAATACCAGATGATTTTGATACATGGACATATATGCTTAAACTTGCAAATTTAAAACAAAATGAAAACATTGAATCAAAAGAATCACGTATGAAAAAATATTTAGATAAGGTACAAATAATGTCACAAAAGATTGACAATTTGGAAAAATTTACTTATAATGACATATTTGTTAAACGAACTGTATTTCCTGAATGGGAAACTAGTATTAAACAGTATCATGAAAAGAATTTAGAATTGGTATGAACGCACTAATGGCTATAGCAAAACAAACAAGAGAAAATTACAAACCAGGTGAAAAGCCTTTTGTTTGTAAGTATTGCCAACGTGGATTTAGTAGAGAGAAAACTTTATT